GAAGGCAAGGACACCGGTACGGTCAGGCTGCAGGACGGCCCGGTCACGGTGGTCGCGGAGCTGCCCAAGCGCATCGACTGGGACCAGGCGATGCTCGCCGGTCTGGTCGAGCGCATCCGGGCCGATGGCGCCGATCCCGCCGAGTACGTCGACATCGCGTTCAGCGTCCCCGAGCGCAAGTACACCGCCTGGCCCAAGGACATCCGCCAGGAGTTCGAGCCCGCGCGCACGGTCCGGACGGCCAAGCCGAAGTTCCGGCTGCTGCTCGGCGAGGAGGTGCGCTGATGGCCATCTCGCTCGCATCCCTGCAAACCTCGACGGCTCTGCGGCCGCCGCGCGTGCTGATCCATGGCGTCGCCGGCATCGGCAAATCCACGTTCGCCGCGTCTGCCGACGCGCCGGTGTTCGTCCTCACCGAGGACGGTCTCGGCAAGCTGCAGGTGCCGCATTTCCCGCTGGCGACGACCTACGCGGAAGTCGCCGAGGCGCTCGACGCCTTGCTCGACGAGGACCACCCCTATTCGACGGTGGTCGTCGACAGCGTGGACTGGCTGGAGCCGCTGATCTGGGCCGAGGCCTGCCGGCGCAACGGCTGGCAGTCGATCGAAAGCCCCGGCTTCGGCAAGGGCTACGCCGAGGCGCTGACCATCTGGCGCGAGTACATCGACAGGCTGAACGGGCTCCGCGACCGGAAGGGAATGGCGGTCATCCAGATCGCCCACACCGACATCAAGCGCTTCGACAGCCCCGAGCACGAACCCTACGACCGGTACGTGATCAAGCTGCAGGCCCGCGCGTCCGCGCTGCTGCAGGAGCATTCGGACGTCGTGCTCTTCGCCAACTACCGGATCTCGGTCAGCAAGTCCGACGTCGGCTTCAACAAGAAGGTGACCCGGGCGCTCGGGTCCGGTGCGCGCGTGATGCACACCGAGGAGCGCCCCGCCTTCCTCGCCAAGAACCGTTACGGCCTGCCGGAAACCCTCCCTCTCGAGTGGTCGGAGTTCCTGGCCGCCATGCCCCAATCCGCCTGATTACGACTGAAAGGACAGCACGATGGCACGTTTCGACACCGCCTTTGACGCCGCCGGCATCGAGCCCACCACCGCATACGAGATCCTGCCCGCGGGCAAGTACCGAGCCCAGATCGTCGAGAGCGAGATGCGCGTCACGAAGAACGGCATGGGGAAGTATCTCTGGCTGATGCTCGACATCCTCGAGGGACCGCAGCAGGGCCGCAAGGTCTTCGATCAGCTGAACCTGGTGAACGCCAACCCGACCACGGTCGAGATCGCGCAGCGCACGCTGTCTGCGATCTGCCACGCCACGGGCAAGCTGCAGGTGAACGACAGCGAGGAGCTGCACCTGATCCCGATGACGATCCAAGTCGGTGTGAAGCCCCCGAAGGACGGCTACGGCGAGCGCAATACGATCCGCTACCTGGTGCCGGAGGCCCCGGCGCAGGCGACCCCGCCCAAGCCCGCCGCGACGCAGCTGGCCAGTGCGCCCGCGCAGTCGGCGCCCGCCCGCCCGGCCACCGCGCCCTGGAACCGCAAGAGCTGACGCCCTCGGCCGCCGCGGGCTGAAACCTGCGGCGGCCCGGACATCGCCAGAGCTGAGAGACAGACCATGACCAATACCACCGACGCGGCCTGCGTGGCCGCGAACGCCCCCGGCTTGCCCGACGACACTCGGCGCCTGATCGAGATCGAGGACGCCATCGCGAAGATCCGCACGCAGATCGCGACCGCCGATCTGGCGCGGCAGCGGACGGCCAAGCCGATCGATCCCGACTGGTTTCACCGCGCGCGCACGGCGCTGCGGCACCTCAATCGCGAGCGCGCCGAGATCGTCGCCCGTCAGGGCGGCCGCCGCCGGCGCGAGCGGCTCAAGGACATGATCATCGCTGTCCTGCGCGAACGCCATGACAGCGCCGCCTGGACTGCGGTGCTGGCGGAGGCGCGGGTGCGGCTCGAGCGGGAGGAGGCGTGCTGATGGCCGAGCTCCCCGAACCCCAGACGCCGACCCTGTCCGCAATCTACGCCTCCTTCGAGGCGCGGCAGGGCGACGGTTTCCGCGATCACCTCGGCGCCTCGCTGATCGGCAAGTCCTGCGCCCGCGCGCTCTGGTACGATTTCCGCTGGGCGACGCCCGCGCGGCACACCGGCCGCATCTTGCGGCTGTTCGAGACCGGCCAGCTGGAAGAGGCCCGGCTCGTCCGCGACCTGCGCGCGACCTGCGCGACGGTGCTGGAGGTCGATCCCGAGACCGGGAGGCAGTTCCGCGTCGAGGCCCATGGCGGGCATTTCGGCGGCTCGCTCGACGGTGTCGCCCTCGGGCTGCTCGAGGCGCCGAAGACGTGGCACGTCGTCGAGTTCAAGACGCATTCCGCGAAGAGCTTCGCCGAGCTGGTCGCCAAGGGCGTCGCGCTCGCCAAGCCTCAGCACGTCGCTCAGATGCAGGTGTATATGCACCTGACCGGCATCACGCGGGCGCTCTACGTCGCGGTCTGCAAGGACACCGACGCGCTGCACATCGAGCGCGTCCCGGCCGACCCCGAGATGGGCGAACGCCTGCTGGAGAAGGCACGGCGGATCATCTTCGCCCAGCACCCGCCCGAGCGGATCAGCGCGGATCCCGCCTGGTTCGAGTGCCGGTTCTGCGACCACCACGGGCTCTGCCATGGCGAGGATGCCGCGGCCGTCACCTGCCGGTCCTGCCTGCATTCGACGCCAGTCGAAGGAGGCTGGCACTGCGCGCGCCACGACCGGTTGCTCGAACCGGCCGACCAGCGCCGCGCCTGCCCCCGGCACCTGTTCATCCCCGATCTCGTCCCCGGCGAGGTGACCGACGCAGGCGAGGACTTCGTCTCCTACCGCATGCGCGACGGCTCGGCCTGGACCAACGACGCCCGCGAAGAGGAGGCCGCCGCATGCTGACCCTGCGCCCCTACCAGCAGGCCGCGATCGCCTCGATCTACGGCTATTTCGATAAGGAGAGCGGCAACCCGCTCGTCGTGATCCCGACGGCGGGCGGCAAGAGCCTCGTCATGGCCGCCTTCATCGACGGCGTGCTCAAGGCCTGGCCCGACCAGCGCGTGCTCGTCGTCACCCATGTCCGCGAGCTGATCGCGCAGAACCATGCTGAGATGCTGGGGCTCTGGCCCGAGGCGCCGGCGGGCATCTACTCGGCCGGGCTCGGCCGCCGCGACGCTCGGGCCCGGATCCTCTTCGCCGGCATCCAGTCCATTCACGACAAGGCGACGCGCATCGGCCATGCCGATCTGGTGCTGATCGACGAGGCCCATCTGATCCCCGGCCGGTCGAACACCATGTATCGCCGCTTCCTCAATGACCTGCAGGCGATCAACCCCGCGCTGAAGGTGATCGGGCTGACGGCGACGCCCTTCCGGCTCGACAGCGGCATGCTGCACGAGGGCGAGAACGCGCTCTTCACCGACATCGCCTATGAGGTGTCGGTCCGGGACCTGATCGATCAGGGCTATCTCTCCCCGCTCATCTCCAAGCAGACCAAGACCCGCCTCGACGTGACGGGCGTGGGATCGCGGGGCGGCGAGTTCATCGCGCGCGACCTCGAGGACGCGGTCGACCAGGACGCCATCACTCGCGCGGCGGTGGCCGAGGTGATCGCCCATGGAGAGACGCGCCGGTCCTGGCTCGCGTTCTGCTCGGGCGTGCGCCACGCCACCCATGTCGCCGAGGAGTTCCACCGCCACGGGGTGAGCTGCGCCACCATCTTCGGCAAGACGCCGAAGGACGAGCGTGACGCGATCATCGCCGCCTTCAAGCGCGGCGAGATCACGGCGCTGGCCTCGATGGGCGTGCTGACGACGGGCTTCAACGCGCCGGCCGTGGACCTGATCGCCATGCTGCGGCCCACCAAGTCGGCCGGGCTCTATGTCCAGATGGCCGGTCGGGGCACGCGGCTCGCCGAGGGCAAGGAGAACTGCCTCGTTCTCGATTTCGCGGGGAATGTCCGCCGGCATGGCCCCATCGATCTCGTGCGGCCGAAACGGCCGGGGGGACCGGGCGACGGGCCGCCACCCACCAAGATCTGCCCGAAATGCGGGACCATCGTGGCCATCGCCGCGCTCGAATGCCCCGACTGCGGCTTCGAGTTCCCCGGCCGCGAGGTGAAGCTCGAGCCGACCGCCTCGACGCTGG